TGGGAGCAAAGGTACCTCATGAAATGCACCGTGATCCACTGAAATTTGGTGGTCAAGATTTCTTGATTTCTCGTCAACGTAAAGTATTTGCGCCATATGGTATTTCGTTCGAGAAAAAATCTGTAGCTTCGTTATCACCTACAGATGCAGAAATTTCAAACGGTACTAACTGGATTGTAGTAAATGATGGTAATGGTGAGTACTTTAACCATCGCGCTATCCCTATTGCTCAAATTAAATCATTAGGTTAATAGAAAGGATGGTATAAATGGTTAAAATCTATCATCCAACAGATAAAGCGTACAAGGGCGTTAGAGCTAATGTACGCTTTACTAATGGTGTTGCAGAATGTGATATCCCAAGTGTAATTGCTTGGTTTGAAAAAAAAGGTTTCAAAATCGAAGAGGAGAAACCAAAATCAACAGCTCGTAGCAAAGCAAAAGAAACTGGAAGTGAGTGATTTGCATGCTAGAAGATGTTAAAACTCGTTTGAAATCCCTTGGCATTAGCGTATCTAGTGATCCAAACAACCAAGATGAAATATTACTGAACTTTTCCATTGATAAAGTAACAAATCACATCAACAATCAGACAAATTTATCAGAAATTCCTCAAGGACTCCACGAAATTGCAGTGGATATGGTCGTTGGGGAATTTTTATATGCAAAGAAGTCTATGGGCGCTTTATCTGTTGAGACATTGAATTTTGAAGCAATAGTTAAGCAGATACAAGAAGGAGACACCAATACTGTCTTTGCTATTGAGGCAAATAGCACACCCGAAGCCCAATTTAATGCCTTTATTTCATACCTACAACACAATGAGACAGATTTTGTCCGATACAGGGTGATGCTATGGTAAGTGCACGTAGAAAAGCCGTTGAGTCGTTGTACAAAGGATTATGTACTTTGAAAGTGTGGCAAGAGGTAGAAAATCCCGTTACTCATGCAACTACACATAAAGAAGTAACACTGTTAACTGACCAAAAGTGCAAGCTTTCATACGAAAAGCAAACATCAACCACACCAACAGGTGGTCCAGCAATACTAGCTCAAACTACTAAACTATTTATTGCCCCTGAATTAGATATACCAGCAGGTTCAAAAATCATTGTGACACAGCATGGTAAAACTACTGAATACACAAGAAGTGGTGAGCCTGCCGTTTATACAGATCATCAAGAAATCATTTTAGAAGAATTCGAGAGGTACGCATAAATGGCTAGGGGTGGACGTGTTGATTTAGCACAGTTGAAAGCATTCGAGAGAAAGCTAGCTAAGTTAGCTAGAGGTGATTTTGATAAGCTTTGTGAGGATGCAGCCAAGGAGTTAGCAGCTAGAATGTTAGGTAAAGTAATTAGACGTACTCCTGTGGATGAAGGGACTTTAAGACGTGGGTGGACTATTGGACAAGTAAAAAAGAGTGGTTCTACCTATGAAATTGAAGTTATCAATAGCGTAGATTATGCACAATACGTTGAATTCGGGCATCGCACGTCTAATCACCAAGGTTGGGTAAATGGTCGATTTATGATGACCATAAGCGCTGACCAAGTAGAACAACAAGCACCAGCAATCCTTGAGAGAAAACTATACACGATGTTAAGGGAGGCTTTCGATGGAGATTAATGATATTCAAAACGCTATATCTGTTAAGCTTCATCAAGCTTTCGGAGACGGCTACAAAAAGTATATTGATGAAGTACCGCAGGGGTTTAAGACTCCTGCTTTTTTAATTCAATTTTTGAACTTAGAGCATATCAGACAAATCGGTAAACGTTGGAAGGTTACAACACTTTTTAATGTGCAGTATTTCCCTGAAAACGGCTTGTCTGAGGCGTCTAATATGACTTTAAAGGTACAACAAGCACTCAAGGAAATAACGCTGTTAAATGGCTCGCTGATGCTTGGAACAGGAGCAAACAGTGAGGTAGTAGACAAGATTGGTCATAACTTTATTCATTTTAATTTCTTCTTACAAGAAATAGAGCAGAAAATCTTTATGGAAACACTTGAACAACACATTAAAACGAAAGGGTGAATGAAGTGACTACAAAGAATGAATCTATTAAGGGTAAAGCCAAAGCAAGTCCTAGTGATGTATCAGATGCTTTAAAGTTTACGAAAGCACAAATCGTAAAAAGCAACAAGTATATGGCTAGACGTGATGCTTTAAATGCATTACTAGCTGATGACAAAAAATACTCTTTCGCTGATGTGGAAGGGATTCTAAAGAAATTCGATAAAGGAGGTAAATAACATGGCATTAGGCGGAGGACCGTTTTTAGCACAAAACAAGACGTTACCAGGTACGTATCATAACTTTATCAGCAAACTTCGTGCGTTTGTAAATCTAAGTGATCGTGGTTATGTTGGTCTACCAATTGCACTCGATTGGGGTGTAGATGGAGAAGTGTTTGCAGTAACCCTAGAAGATTTACAAAAGGATTCTCGTAAAATCTTCGGCTATGAATATACGGATCCTAAATTAAAAGGTATCCGGGATGTATTCAAAAATGCAATCACGGTCTATTTTTACAAACTTGCAGTAGATGCAGTAGCCGCAACAAACGACTATGCTACAGCCAAATACAAAGGTGTACGAGGTAACGACATCACGATTGTGATTCAAGCCAACGTAGATGAACCAACAAAATTTGATGTTCAAACACTATTAAAAAATGTGCTAGTAGATGAACAAATAGCTGTTGCTACTGCTGCAGATTTAGTAGCAAATGATTATGTGGTATTTAAAACAGGTGCCACATTAGCAGTTACAGCGGGCACACCATTAGCTGGTGGTTCAAATGGCTCGGCTATTACAGGTGGCGCACACCAAGAAGCATTGGATGCACTAGAGGCATATGGCTTCAATACATTGGGCTGTTTATCATCTGAAAGCTCAATTAAATCGCTGTATGTAGAGTATACAAAGCGCATTCGTGATCAAGTGGGTGGTAAGTTTCAACTTGTGGGGCACAAACTTGGAGCTGCTGATCATGAGGGTGTTATTGATGTTCAAAACGATGCAAACGGTACTGATGAAGAAGTATTTGGAGCTGTATATTGGGCAACTGGTGCACAAGCTGGTGTAGCTGTGAATAAATCGAATACCAATAAAAAATATGATGGTGAATTTACATTAGACATGTCTGAAACAAAGACACAAACTCAATTATCAACGCTTCTGAAAGGTGGTAAATATGTATTCCATCGTGTTGGTGATGATATACGTGTTCTTGAAGATGTGAATACATTTACATCCTTCACAGGTGAAAAGAATGATGATTTCAGTTTGAACCAAGTTATCCGTGTATTGGACCAAATTGCAATCGATACAGCACAATTGTTTAACACTCGTTATCTAGGACAAGTACCAAATGACCAAGATGGCCGTATCTCATTGTGGAATGACATTGGTACTCACCGAACAGAAATGCAACGAATTCGAGCAATCCAAAATTATAACAAAGATGAACTAACGGTTGCGCAAGGCGAGACAAAGAAAGCTGTTGTGGTAAATGAAGTCGTGACTCCTACTGTAGCTATGTCACAACTTTATATCACAACAACAGTAGCTTAAGGAGGGATAAGATATGGCAGATTTAACGATGCATGCTAAAGATGCTATCCATGGAGCACAAGGGCGAGCATATGTAACTATTGAAGGAAATCGTAAACTATTCGCAAATTTAATCAATCTCGAAGCACGATGGGATAAAACTAAAACTCAAGTTCCTATCATGGGCCGTATTAGTAAAGGTAATAAATCAACTGGTGGCGAAGGAACGGGTTCAGCTACTTTCCATTATAATTCTTCAATGTTTAGAGAGCTTTTACATCGTTATCAAGAAACTGGTGAGGATATTTACTTTGATATTCAAGTAACAAATGAGGATAAGACTTCAGCAGCAGGGCGTCAAACAACAATTTTAAAGGACTGTAATATGGATGGTGGGATTGTGGCATTATTAGATGCTGATGCAGAGTATTTAGAGGATAGCGTTGACTTTACCTTTGAATCGTTCGAACTACCTGAACTCTACACAGTTTTAGACACTATGCAATCTTAATATAGCTCTCTATTTGAGAGCTTCTTAAAATACAAAAAAATCAAAGGAATGGTGAAAATAAATGTCAAACTTAACTGCATTTTTATCGCAAAACGCTTTAAAACCAGAAAACGAAAAGGTAGTAGTATCTAAACGATTTGTGGATCCCGAAACAAAAAAACCTATGGAATGGGAAGTTGCAGCGATTACATCTGAAGAAGATGACCAATTACGTAAAGACAATACAAAGCGTATGCCGGTACCAGGTAAAAAAGGTGTATTGATTCCAGAAACAAACTATACAGCTTATTTAGCTGATTTAGCTGCAAGATGTACTGTATTCCCAAATCTTAATGATAAGGCGTTACAAGACTCATATAAAGTAATGGGAGCAAAAGAATTGTTGAAAAAAATGTTGTTACCAGGAGAGTATGACGAGTACTTAGCTACTGTTCAGAAAATCAATGGTTTTGATGTTGGAATGGACGAAATTGTAGAAGAAGCAAAAAACTAATCGAGGACGGCGACTATGAGGCTAATGTAGCTTACTACTGTTTACATAAGTTGAAAAAGTGGCCGTCTGAATTTGATAACTTACCAAGATACGAAAAAGCGTTTGTTATAGCTGCTGTACAAATTAAAATGGCGGCAGATGAAAAGGCAGATCGTGAGGCGAAACGAGGGGCAAAAGGAAATGGTAAGAGGAAAAGGTAAAGTAATAGTGAGTTATGCTAATTTGATATAGTGTTATTTCTCCATATTATGTATATTTGTGTATAAGGAGGGATACTGATGTTAGCGCTCATTATTATTTTGTTGATAGCTATGTTCTTTTTTGCATTAATAAAAGTCGGGATGTCAAAATCATCAGAGTGTCATAAATGTAGAAAGAAATTTAAAATGCTAGGAAATAAAGTGAAATGTCCATTTTGTAACACAAAGCATTATAAACAACCGGATGGTTCATATACCATTGAAGAGTAGCACTCCTTATCGAGTGCTTTTTATTATGGTCTAAAAGAGGTGAGGTAATGGCAACAATTCGAACAGCAATTCAAATTCAGGACCGTTTGAGTCAGCCAATACGCGCAATGCATAATGCTGTGTCAATGATGGTTAACCAAATGGAAGCAATGAACGCTGCATCTGGTCACATGATGGATACATCTAGTATTGAGATTGCTAGGAGAGAGTTAGCAAGAACCGCTGATCAATTAAATAGAATTGAAAATGAAGTTCGCGATGCCGATAATGCTCAACAAAAATTCAACAATCACATAAGAGATGGTACAGGTGCGGCTGATGGACTATTAGGAAAAATAATGGGCATTGTCGCAGCTTATTTATCTCTACGATCCATTGGTGATATCGTCAAATTATCTGACGACATGACTAATATTGATGCACGACTAAACTTAGCTGTCGAAAGTATGCCAAAAGTAGATCCTATTTCCACCAATATAGAAGTTGATACAAGTGGTTTAACCGAAGTGCAACAATTACAGCAACAAATTTTTGATGCTGCACAACGTTCCTATGCTCCATATACTCAAACCGCAGATTTAGTTGGTAAGTTGAGCATGAATGCAAAGGACGCATTCGGAAATACCACAGAGGTTGTTGCGTTCGCGGAATTGCTAAACAAACAATTTGGTATTGCTGGAACAAATGCAGAAGGGGTAGCATCTGCAACTTTACAATTAACCCAAGCGCTAGGTTCAGGAGTATTGCGTGGCGAAGAATTAAACTCCGTATTTGAGTCAGCTCCAACCATTATCCAAAACATTGCTGACCATTTAGGGGTTTCCATTGGTGCAATTCGCAAAATGGCTGCAGATGGAGAATTGACTGCTAGTGTTGTTAAAAATGCGATGTTCGCTGCGGCAGATGACATCAACCAAAAATTTAACTCAATGCCTCTTACTTTTGAGCAAATATGGACTTCGTTCAAAAATGAAGCATTATGGGCATTTAAAGATG